GGGATTTTGGTGGAGATGAGGGGAATCGAACCCCTGTCTTACAAAGTAATCATAATACCAGCATATCACACGTTTAGGTAAAGTTTAATCTTACAAACTTTCCAAAATAATTGGGGCCGTATGGTTAGTACAGCTTTCCACCAACCTATCAGTTTTAGGGAGCCGATAAGTAGAGCTCCGTTTTGTTCACTTCTATTTAAATGTTCCACGAGTGATGCGGAATGAACTAAGCAGCGTATGCGTACTCAGAAGCCCCGATGAATTCCATCATAGAATCAAAGGTCATAGTTGACATTTCGTCAGTTGTTTGTTTGTGCAGATTTAAAGACATCTAGCACTTCTGTCTACGTGTGGTACTACCATTCTCATTGCAATCAAGTCCATAGCATCCCCATATAATATGTAAATATACGAATAATAATTTAGATTACCAAATTATTTTATTTTTGCAAATTGTAAAAGATTTGAAAGATAATGTGATATATTTGGAATAGTTGTAATAGCTGATTTTATTGACTTAGCGTTTGAATCCATAATTTCTTGAGGACTTCCTGTCAATCTCCATGTCAAACTAGCTACCGTATAGTAATAATTATTTGTTGATTGTTGTATATCGTTTGCCGATATTTCTATAATGTGAGAATTTATATCATTTGATTTTTGCAAAAAGTATCTTTCAATATATCCATTACTATAATCATAATCAGTTGGAGATGGGATATGTGATATTATAGTTGGTGGTGTTACACTTTTAAAATTATTATATAATGCTAATGTTGAGTAAGCAAATAAATTATTCAGTCCGTTTTCCATATTAATTTTTATTTATTTTCAAAATGCTGTCTATACTGCCCAGTTACAGTAGTTGTCCATAAATTACCCTCAATGTTTTGTTCAATACTAACTACTTGAAAAAATCCATGTTTTTCATATCTATCAGGTATACCAATTACATTGAATATATCTCCTCTACGAATTCCACTCTTTCCTATGATTTTGAAAGTATATTTTATTGGTAATAATATAGAAGTTTTCCCAACAGTAGCACCAGTATTTGCATATGCTTCAAATGCATTATTTTTTAAAATATCAAATAGTTGAGTATCAGTACAACAATATATTCTAAAATTATCTCTTAATTTTTTAAATGTATTATCTTCAAATGATAGTCTAGGTACTTCAGTTCCTATAAAAGTAAGTATCGGATTAACTATTATATCAATTTTATTTATATTATTACTTAATGTTGTTGTTTGAGTTTCTACAACAGAATCTTCCAATTGCTTTATTTCAGCAAGTAATTTATCCCATGTAACACCTTGGCCTGTGGATGAACCTTTCTCCGAATTAGTCCCAAATCCGCTAAGTATTATTACTTCGGTATATACATGTTCTTTGGTTGCAGGGTCTATATATTCTGTTATAGTAGCTCCACCGGTACCTGATAAGTATGTACCAAGTCTTCCCCACCAACTAGTATCCTTTACTAATCGCTTTTGCCAATCTGCCTTTTTTTGAATTGCCGCTTGTAAATCTTTTTTCAAATCAGCAATTGGTTTAGCACCAGTACCGGTTGATAACCTAGTATTATCTTCATATCCAACTCCAGTAAAAAATAAATCTTTTTTATCCGTAAAAATGCCACCCAAATCTATTCCATGTGAATTTGGATTAGATGTATAACTTTCTCTTTTTAAAATTATTTGATTAGTCATTTCAGATGGTATATCTATTTGCAAATTTGCTTCTAAAAAAGTAGATAATTCACCAGAATGTCTAAACAATTGTATATCCGATTTTGGTATTGGGTTATATCCAGACCAATTTTCATCTATTATACCAATTTCAACATTACCATTACCATTAACTTGTTCAATAAGTTGAAAATTCCAAAAGGAATTTACCGCATCCGACATTTCGTTTAACATATCCAGCAAAACATCTTTTATTGATTTGTTTGCTGAGTTTTTTATAGCTTTGGAAAATACATCAAAATTAACGTATAACATTTCAATATCACCATAGTATCCTTCTTTTTCAAAATATCCGCCAAAATTTTTATAACTTGGGGTTTTTCCAGAAGAATCGGCCGGTGGTGTATTTCCTTTTTGAACAAAAGACCAATTACCAATTGATGCATCGTATTCACTGTTTATAATAGATTCAATTGGTACTTCGTTATCATTTAAATAATATGCAAAGAAATCAGGTATTATTCCAGGTATTATTAATTTGGCTGGGTTTGTTGAAAATATTTTTGGAAAAGCTCCAATTGTTGCTTGCGGATTTACTTTTACTTTTACTTCTTTATCTCCAATTTTATAGGTAGTTAATCCATTGTTTGCATTTAAAATTCTAATTGCTAATCCAAAGTTTATGTATTTATAATCAGACCCCAATTTTTCTCTTGGAACAGACCAAGTACCAACTTTAAATTCTTTTGTCAATCCTAATTTCAGACCAATACTTTCTACTCCACTAATAGTTTTATATGAATTTACAACTTCATTAATTGGATAATCAAAACCTATTAAATCTTTGTAATCATAACCATCATTCGCACCCAATGAAGCTTTATCAACAAATTTAGCAACTTCATTTGTTTGTCTTTCTCCCGGTAGTGTATTGAACATATATTTGTATCGTCTAGCACTAGCAATTGCATCACTACTACCTACTTTACTTAAATCAGCTACTCCATATAATCTAACCGATTGAACCTTACTTACTTCTTTTTTATCCTTACCACCAGAGGTTATTATTTTTAATTGATTTATATTTTTTTGCTGTTGTAGAAACGTTGGTAGACCCGGCATACCTCGTAAAGATACATTTACTACAAAAGTATCTCCTTCAGATACAATGTTTCCACCAACTATAAATGCAAAAAATGAATCATAATTCCCAAAAGATGCAACACGCTTTGCATGTAATATATTATAATTTAAATTTTCATCAGCAGCTTGCTTTACAATTGTTCTTGTGTTTTTAGTTTCTATTAATTGCGCTAGAGATTCGGTATCATTATGGCCATACTCTATTAATATACTAAAGCCAGGTTCCATAAAATATCTTTGTATTTCTTCTAATTGATTAGAGAAAAACATTTTATTGTAATTGTTCCAACTCTAGATATTTGGTCTTTTCCTTCTTTAATTTCCAAACTACTAATAATAGGGGAAGGCCTTAATACCCAATCTTGTGGTTCTGTATTAAAATAATTTGTATTAGATGTAGTTGCTCCAGTTTGATATGCAACAGATGGATACACAAACTTATTATCAAAATTCTTACCAATAGGTCCACTAGCTCGTTGATTACCATAACTACCAGGTATAGTAATTGGACCGGCTCCAAAGATTATAGAATTATCAACTATTTGTAATTGGTCTGATAGATTTGCAGATTGAAGTATAAGTCCACCTTCTGCTCCAGAAAAAATTCGTATCCAAGGAAACTTCCCAGATAGAGTTTTATTTCTATTTTTAAATAAGTAACCTTTTCCTGACATGCCAGATACTATACTATTACATACGTTATCCGATATTCTAGAAAACTTTGGAAAGTTTGACATATTACTTTATTGAATTATTTATTATACTTTGGTAATTTATAGGTATTCTTAATATTGTTCCATCTTTGAATCCGATGGGTGCTGTATGTATATTATTTGCTGCTGCAATAATCCACCAAAGATTTGGATCTTGATAAAATTGAGCGGCTAATGTATCCAATCTATCTCCTGTTTCTGTGGCTATTGTAATATCCATTTGACTTTGTGGTATGGTTGGTAATATAGTTGGTCTAAACGCTTCTTTACCATCCGATGTTTTTTTTATACTAGTTTGTGTATATCTCATAATAATAAATATTATATTTTAATGAAGTTTTAAATTTTTTTTTGTTTTTGGGTCTTGTGTAATACGTCCACTAGATTTGTGGTCATCTCCACTTTTCATATGGTCTAGTGTACCATTTATTAATAGTGTTAATTGTTTATTTTCTGTATTCAGTTGTCTAAGTTCATCCACCTCAACTGTAGTCCATGGTTTAGCAGAAAAATATCCACTGTGCTCGGCCACCTTTTTATTTATTTTGTTTTGAACTTCACGTCTTTCATCGTAAAACTTTTTAGTTTCTTTTTGTTCTTCTACACCCAATTCCAATTCTTCTTTTCGTATAGATGTTACCTTAACCACACGAGTATTATCGGATGACATATTTTTTAAAGTGCTTGACGGTTTTGGAAATTGTAGTGTTGTTTTATATGTATGTGTAGTAGAGCCATCTGGTTCTGTTTTTTTTTCTTTTTGTATATGTCCTTCGTTTGAGTCTGGTACAGTTGCATTTACATATGCAAACATATAGGCATCAGCGTTAATACGCAATATTGGAGTAGCTACAGTTTCCAGTCCAGTAAGTAAAAGTGCATCGGCTTTTCGTACAAGACCTATTGTTCCATAAATTGCAGTTGTACCGGCTGCGGCAACTAACCCACCAGCTGCTTTTAATTTACTTAAAAGAGTTTTACTATTTGTTAATTTATCTAAAGCTTGCCAATTGGTTGTTTGTACATGCTGAAAATCTTCTTTGCCAGATTCACTTTGATATTGTGTATAGTTTCTATAATTATCTTTACCTTTATTAAGAAAATTACCTTCATTTTTTTGTTGTCCTTTTTCTTTAAGTCTATCATCGGCTGTACCATACATTCCCATCTTAAGTTCTGCTTCCTCTATGGTTTTATCTATACGTGAACTATAATAATCGTTTAGATGGCCAAGATGTTCTCCTTTATTTAATATTTCATATTGGTACGGAGTAAGACCTATTTTACCTTTATACATAGCTGTTGCCGTAAGCCATTGTTTTTCAATATTATCAGCTCCTAAATTAAAATATATATTGTTAAAAGTTACATTCAATCCACCAAAACTAGTCTGCCCTGCTAGTGCACGCCCTCCACCTGGAAGAAATCGGCCACCTTTAGTTGCAAGTCCTCCATATTGTTTGGTAAATTGTCCTTTTAAAGAAAATGCAGATGTTTTATGATGCCATGTATGCGATGTGTGGGATAATTTATACAAAAAACTATTTTTGGAAACAAGTCCTCCCAACGCATCATCTAAATTTCCAAATTTACCAAATGTAGAACCAGCTCCTAATAAAGCGGAATATCCCCAACCATTAGGCTCTCCATGTGATTGGGATGGGTCAAATTTATATCTCAATGTTGCGGCTGATGCTTTTGCAATAAGTAATCCTCGTTTCCAAGCTGCTACTGTACCAACTGCTTTACCTCCTATAAATACTATGGCTGCCCCACCCGTTCCTTCAATTGCAAGTCCTTGAATAAGGCCTTCTCCAATATCCCATAAATCCCTACTCATCCAATCAGGTCCATTAATATCATCCAAAATAGCTTCACGACTAGTGCCAGGTGCGTAAGTATGCGTTATTCCAAGTACATCTTTTATTATTATTTTTGCTGCAGCTTTTACTTCTCTGTGGTCTGGTGGTTTTGATTTTCCAGTTCCCGTACTTTGGTATGTACCAGATTCAGTAGATGTTGTAATACTAAGTACAGATTGTTGATTAGTACTTACGTTAGATAAATTATTTTTAGTTTGCTTAACCCCTTGACCCTTAAGTGTATTCAAATACGTTTTACTTCTCTTATTGTTACGAACATCAAAAGCGCCGTTTGAATCTACCCCCGTTAGTGCTGGTGGTCTTGGTAATTTTATTGGTTTTATATCCGCCATACAAATTAAATTTTATTAAGGAGTTGGTCTAGCTGGCAAAATATAATCATATAATTTATTACCATATTCGATTGATGAATCGTAAACTGTGGATTTACTTTCAATAAATTTAAGCGTAATATCAACATCTATTATCATAGGTAATATGAAATCTTTACCAGTTAAAGTCTCATCTACCGCTTTACTATATCCAAGATTAGAAGCTTTACCAAACGGAGGTGGAATTATAACTCCTTTATACAATTTTCTATTCATACCAATTTCCCAAGGAGTATTTTCATCAACACTAAATGTCATATTTTCTATAAAACAACTTCTTTTTTCATACATATTTCCTAATGTAAGTGCAATTATTGGAGGAGCTACTGCATTAACTTCACCTCTATATCCCTGTGGATATACCATACCTGCTAATGCATTCAAACGTCTCCAAGCATTTATATGCTCAACTAAATTTAATGAAAAAACTTTAAATTTAAATGTCACACTTCTTTCAACACCACCATAGGTGTATGAATTAAATGGATTTCCTATAAATTTATTAGGCTCCCAACTTGGTGTAAATGTTTCTTGCAAATCACTAATTGTACATCTAAATTGCAATGTCTGTCCTTTATATTCACTGTAAAATTTAAGTCTTACTAAATCATAATCATCATATGGAGTTTTCCCATCAGATGCTAACGCAGTTGTACCAGGATACATTATATCATCACTTAAGTTAAAGTAATCATTAACAGTACTCAATCCTCTCTTTACATATAATGTATCTTTATACAAGGTATCATGTACTTGCTCATATTCAATTGGGTCTGGTATTGTATTTGTAAGTGCGACATCCATTGGTACATTTCCCAATTGAGGAAAATCAACCATATTAGTATCAGGATCGATAATTGCCAATCCTTTAGCAACCATTTTATTTAATATATTCCGTCTATAATATGCCTCTAAATCTTTTTGGTCTGCTAAATAATTTGGATTAATTGAATTTAGTACTGTTTTCTCATATGTATTTTTTGACCACCATCTTTTAGCTTGTTCTGGAATAGATGAATACGGATTTTTAGAAGCTTCAGGACCTAATATCAAATATGACATTTGCTTACCAGTAACAGCTGCTACTGATTGTCTAACCAATGCGCTTGCACCAGCTTTAAATAAATTAGAAACAACACTACTAGCTGTTGATATTAAAAAATCTTTACTCTGTGCTAATATATTTTTATTAGGTTTTAATAAATTAGTAATAAACCCAGGTACTTTATCTTTATTTTTTAAATCAAGTATTTTTAGTCTTGTATTAGATTCACGTATATACTCAAATTTCCCAGCATCATATCCTTTTTCAAACTCTTCAGCTACTTTACTTGGAATCATTGGACCCGGTAATATAGAACCCAATAACCTACTACCAACATCAGATATTGCATTAAGTGCTATTGGTGTTAAATCGGGCTTTGGTGGCAATGTTGCTTTTTTTCCATTATTAAGAAAATTAGCCATAGCATCCCCAGCATAGTTACCAACAGCCTGTCCAATTACATCATCAAGACCACCAGCAGCACCTTGTTCAGTTGCTCGTTTCATTACTAATAAAGTTTGTGTATTTTGATTAGTAATTCTAGTAAAATCCAATCCATATATTACAGGTCTTGCAAAGTTTTGAAATTGTTTTAATCCAACTTCCTCTTGCTCGTTTACAGTTTCTGAAAGTTTTATACTTCTTGTATTTCGTAACTTATTCATATTACTAAGAACATCAAATCCTGCAGCAATATCACCAAACAATCCTTGGCGTGGTGTTGTTTTATTTAATTGATTAATTGCATAACTATTTGATGTAATAGGTACAATTCTTTTACTATCTTGAGGAGCATATATTTCCTCTGCCGTTTTACCTGAATTTGGTCCAGATGTATTTTTCTTTTGTCTAAATAATTCTTCTAAACTTGGCATATCTTATTTTCTTTGTCCGTATGAAAAATTGTTCCTACTGCTTTTTTCGTTTGCCAAAGCAATACCACTTGTAACTTTTTGACCATCCAAATAAACATCATTGGATTTATTAGAAAATTCTTTCCTTAATGCTTTCATTTCATTTACTAAAATAGAAATTGCTTCAGATTGAAATGCATCTCCTCCAATTGGAATAAGCGCACCAGCCTTACTCATTTGAGATGCTCTATTTAAATTTTCAATTGCATTTGGTGCTACTGCAATTTCATCATTTGGTGATGGTTTAAATATACCTCCTTCGGCGGTTGATATTTGCACATCTTTACCACCGGCACCAATCGCCATATCACCAACACTTTTTGCTTTACCCATAGATGTTAGTAATGCTGCAACAACTCCAGCCGCTAAAGCAACACCAACAAAAGGCATTGCCCCATAGGCACTCCACACTTTAGCAATTGCTGCCATCTTAGCGGCAATAGCAACTTTCATAGTCATTAACCACATTGCCGTCAATCCTGCTATAATTGCAGGAAACACGCCAGGTATAAAATTTAATACTTTAAATACAAATCCAAGTGATTCAGCTATCATAGTAACTAAAGGTGCTAATCCTTCCATCAATGGTAAAAGTGCAGTACCAAGAGATGCAACTATTCCTTTAAATGAATTTTCCATTTGAGTAACCTTATCAGCTATTTCTTGCTGAGCAGCCAATTCTTTGGTTTTATTCATCAATTGGTCTTGTGTTAAAGTGGTTATATCTAATCCTTTATCTATTGCTTGTTGTGCTTTAAGTGCTTCATCATCGGTAAGGCCTGTTAATAATTTTTGTATTTGTAATTGTTTGGTAAGTTGTTCTACTGTCATACCTGCTGCATCTGCCAATACCTTTTTAGTAAACATATCCTGGTCAGCAAATCTACCACTTCTTTCAACTTGTTTTAATATTTCTTTTTGAGCATCTACATTCTTACCAGCATATGCTAATGCTCTTGCTTGCGATAAATTAAATTGACCACCAACGAATGTTGCAGCTACTAATTCTTTCTCAATTCCATTTTCAAAATCTAAAAGGTCTTCGGTTGTTTTTAATACATCTTTTAATGTAGTACCTAATCTTCTAGCTTCAATAGCTTGCTTAGCTATTAAATTAACATCACCTTTAAAATAGGTATAAGTACTTTCAGCTGATTCAGCTATATCCGCAAATACTTGAGATGGAGCTACGCCAGCTAAATTTGCCATTTGAGCTATTTGCTGAGAAATTCCCTCCGCCGTTTCTGCACTATATCCGGCCATACTCTGCATTATCATATTTACTTTGGCTGCATCTTTTTGTGCAATCCCAAAGTTTTTATTTAATACAGTCATTGATGATACTAACGCTTCGGATAATCTAGCATTATCAGCAAATTCTCCTTTTAATGCACCAATTGTATCATATAAATCATCAGCCTCTAATCCCAATTGAGAAAAATTATTTCTAATCTTTTTAACTTGATTATCTAAATCTTTTGATTGAGATGCAGTTATTCCAGTTTCTTCTCTAAACTTTTTAGATGCTGCCGATAATTCTGTAAATGAATCTACAGCTGCTGCTAATAATAATCCTATCAATACAAGCGGTAACATTCCAGACATTAACCCTTTACCTAAATCTTTTGCTAAATCAACACCATCTTGAAGAAACCCTGGAAGTTTTTCATACAATCTATTACCTTCTTCTTTTATTTGATTTAATCGTTCTTCTTGTTGAATTAAATTTTCATTTAATTGAAATAAATCTTTTAATTTCTTTTGTTCGGCAGGTCCTAAATTAGCAATACTTTCTTCAAATTTAAGTCTTCTATTAGCTGCATCATTTTGACCTAAAATTTCATCTTTTACTTTAGCTGCTTCTTCCGCTTGAGTTGTAATAGATGTATATAGGTTTGAATATAGTTCTAATTTTTTTTGATTAATTTTTAACTCATCATCGCTTAATCCAAATTGTTGTTCTTTTAAATCTAAAATATCTTTAGCAAGAGAAGCAAATGCAGAACCTCCTACTTTATTTGTAGTTATTAATTTTCTAGCATTAATGTTTAATTTTGTAAAAGAAGTTCCTAAAGAATCTTGTAAATCTTCATATTCTTCAGCTAATGTATTTTGTTTCTCTAATGGTTCTGCTTGTTTTTGTAAAATCTTTAGCTTTTCCTTCTCTTTCTCAATTCTCTTTTCAAGTCTTTTACGTTCTTCCGCACCAACTATCGCAGCCTTTTTGTTTTGCTCCTCAATACGCTGATTAGTTTCCTCAATTTCTCTAAGAAGTTCTAACCTAAGCTCTTCTGCACTATCTGATAGTTTATCCATTAGTTATAATCATTTGGTATCAACCCCCAATCCTGAAACATTCTGAACATTTCAGGTCTATCATTTTTTAATTTATCAATTTCCGGCTTATATTTGTAGTTTAATTTATCTACATCAGCCTTTAACTTTTGTAAGACAGGGTCTTTATCAATCAATTTTTGAAGTTTTTCAGGTGTTCTCTTTTTAGTAAACAATCCAAAAAATTCTTTTAATTTAGATTTTCTTATTTTATAATGTGATGCCATCTTCGTTTGTTTATAGTTATTCAATCTATAAATATCTAATAAAAGAAAAAAGTTAGGAATAAGAGTGGTTATCTCTTAATCCTAACTTTAGATGCGTTGGAAGATTGTGCTTTTTTAGTATCTTCGTTTTCTTTTTTCTTCGATTCAACTAATTTATTATAATAAAATCTCCTAAGATGGGTTGGCATTTTGTACAATTCCATCATCGAAAAACCATTACTATACTCCACCATTTCAAATATTTGAGTGTGGAGTAATAGACTATGATTCATCGCCAGGCCAAAAAAACCCTACGCCCATTGGAATAGGCGCCACCTCACTTTCTCCATCTTCATGTACATATGTAAATGTCATGTTCATATCTGGAGAGATTTTTTTAATATGTTCTCTGAATGCTCTACTATCTTTTGCTAAAAATGAGTTATTAATGAATTTATTGATATGACCTAAATCTGAATTACCATCCACACTTTTAATCATATATCTTAATCTAGTTGTAATTTCATACGAACCATCTTTATTCATTTTCTCTAATGCTGTTATATCTTTATCAATTAACTTTTCATCACCATGTGTAAGTAATTTAAACACTAATGTATTACCAGTAGGTGTTGTAAATTGAAATTCATTTTGATTACCAAAATTAGAATAATCAACATCTTTTGTTTTAATTTGAGCCAAATCTACTGTTGTTTCGATAGATTTTCCTGCTTTGGATGAATAAAATGAAATATTATAATTAGGACCATATCCTAATAGTCTTGTTGCTAATACTATTGCATTTTTATCACCTACTAAAATATCATCTATATTAACAGCATCAACAATAATTGATTCAAATAACTTATCCAATACAATTCCTTTTTTAATTAGGTTTGTAGAAGAAAGTATATCTTCCTCTTTTGCTGTCATATATTTTATTGTAATTTGTCCAGAAGATAGAGGATGCTCTTTTGGATATAATTTACCTTTTGATGGTAAATCCAACACTTCTGTTGGGAAATCGAATTGTTTTTGATTCATAACTTTACTTTGTTTAAGTTTGTATATATAAATACATAGTTTTTAAAAAATTAGAAAGCATAAAAAAGGGGATATTTTAGTATCCCCTTTAGTTTTATGTTTTTTTGAATATTAATATTCAAGAATTGCGTAATCGTATGTTAATGTCAAATCGATTGTTGCTGGTTCATTTGTGTTAGAAAAGTCCAATTCACCAAAAGAAGCTTTAGTAATAAATGCTCCTTTTAAAGTCCATTGTTCAACCTTATCACCAACAGGACCTAACATATAAAAACTAATGTCCTTTTTATAGAATTCAGCGTATCCATCTCTACCAGTAATTGATTCATGTGATAATCTCACCCACTCCATTACTAATTGAGCTGCTGAAGGAACTACTGGGTCATATAAAGTGATATTTAAGTCCTGCCACTCACCTTTACCCTTTAATTTTCTATAAACGTTGATATGGTCTATTTTTACAGTTTCAAAATTTATTTCTGGTCTGTTTGCTGTTTTAACCATATATGCGGGAATACCCACACTTGTCATTTCCATATAGTAGCGGTTTTTCATCTTCGGTTCGAAGGTATCCGCTATCATTTGGGTATAATTTAATATATTATCTGCCATTTTTGTTCCGTTTTATTTTATATTAATAAATATCTACTTTGTTTATTTTCGTATTATGCTGAGAAAGATGCTCCAGTTGGTAAGATGTTGAAATCAATTACTATGAATTCAGCAGTCTTAGTTGGTTGAAGGAATATTGCTCCAGCTAATATGTTTCTATCAATTACATCCGGTGTGTTATTAGATTCATCCATTACAACATTGAATGCGTACAAACCTTGTCTTTGTTGGATTGATTCTAAATAAGGAGTTACAGTGTTAATGAATCTTGCTCTAGTTTCAGTTGTATTTTGTTCAAATACTAAGTAACGAGATGTAGATGCTATGAACTTCTTCATAGTGATTAACAATCTTCTAACATTGATTCTATCTAAAGCAGATGCTCTATCTTGCAATGTCTTTTGTCCGAATGCTACAATACCTTGTCCAGGGAAAGTTGCGATAGGGTTTACTTTATTTTCATAAAGGATATCTCTTTCAGCATGTGTTAATCTATTCAATACACTAACTGCTCCAGTAATACCACCTCTATTCAAACCAGCCGGTGCGAACCACTCTGCTGATAATCTATCACTACTAGCGAATACCGCTGGTAATAATGTAGATGGGGGTACAGTTGTAAGTTTGTTTGTGTTAGAATCTATTGTTTTCATCCAAGGATAGTAACAAGCTGCGTAGTTTGAATCTACTGCTTGTGCTTGTTCAGTTGCTGTTGTAATTGAAGAATCATAATCAGTAAAATCAGCAATATAGAAACAATCTTGTCTATCTTCAACCATATCAATCATTTTAGTAACGATTGCAGGATGTAATTCTCTATTGATACCAGGCATTGATACTAAGTTAATATCATATTCATCAGGATTAGATAAAGCGTTGATTGCTTTTGAATATCCTAAAGAACCAGATGCTGTTGATTTAGAACAGTTTAAACCTTGCGTATTACCTGCTCCCCATGCATCATCACCAGCTAATGCTATCTTCACAGTTGGAGATACACCATCAAAACCACCTTGGAAACCTAAAATAAATTGTCTCTTAACCATATCAGCTCCAGCAGAACCAGTCATAACATAAGTCATTTGAGAATCAAATGAGAATGCCGTATTTGCGCCTACAACTGCTCCATCAGGAATTGGATTTAAATAAGTTGAATTATCACCAGCTACTCCAGCAGTATCAAAATTCATACCACTATAATATACAGTAGAAGTTGTTGTGTTATTTGCTGAACCAGTTTGATAAACTACCGCTGGTACATATGATGCTTCAGTTGAGTTATTAGTTGCTATTGGATTTATATAAGCTGCGTGTCCAAATGGTGCTGCTGATATTGGGAATGAACCTGGTTCAGATACTTCAACTCTAAAGTGAATTGATTTATTTGAATAATCACCATTTTCAGTAATTTTACCATTATCATCAATTGTAAACGCTCTGTCACCAATTACTCTAGCAATATATCTAGGAGATGATGGGTCTAAGTTTACATTACCAAATGATTCAATTATACTAGCTCTCTTATCAGTATCACCATAAGTTCTAAGTGTTACAGCGAATGTTGAGTAATCAGTTGAACCATCTTCACCAGCTGCCTTAACATTAGAAATACCAATTTTGTATTTAGTATTATATGGAGTACCATGTCCTAATGTATGGAAACGAAAAAGTTCGTATCTATCACCACTAATTGTTTGAGATACAACCCAAGGAGTATGTGCTTCTTGAACATCATATTCAAACTTTTGGTCAGGTAGATAAATCAAAGAAGCAGATGCTCTATTACCAATTACATCAGATGAACCAGTAAATGAAGTTGCTATATTTTCAAAGAATGTATAAGCGTATGCTGCTTTAGCACCAAATGGAGATTCACCAAATACATCAGCCACATCATTTGTTGCTGTTGCTAAAATTGATGCCGATACACTTGCTGCAATAGAACCAGAACTTATCAAACCAGATATTACAAATGAACCAGGTATAGTAGCGCTACTTGTAATGGTAGTTTGTGCTTGTATAAATCCTACATCTTTTAATCCATATGCAGTTGAATGTAAAGTAGAGATTAATTTTGGAGTACTTCCATTAGTAGAACCAGATATCAAAATACCTAAAGGTTTTACTTGTCTATATCCATTAATTCCTCCAACTCTTACAATAGTTGCTGCTCCAGCTTCTCTTAAGTAGTTTTGTACTGCATATTCAGTATAATATGTTCCATCAGGTGTTCCAAAAATTTGTTGGAATTCTGATTGACTTCTTACAATAGTTGGAATGAATGCAGGTCCTTGTTTAAAAGGTCCTACGAATGCTGCTCCAATTTGACCAACTCCTTGCGCTAAGAAGGATAGGTCATTTTCTCTTGTAAATACGCCGGGTGATACGATTCTTTCTGCCATTTTATTTCTCCGATTATATTGTTTTTAAATGCTAATATTGAGTATATACAATATTACCTATATAAATATAAAGAAAATGTCCAAAACACAAATTTGTTTATAAATAAGTGCTTTGGACATTATGTAATAAACTTATTTAAATATTATTCAGGATCGGTTGGTGCAATATCCGGTGGAGTTGGGGTTGCACTACCAGATGTTGGTGACCAAGGTAAATCAATTTCAGATACGTCAATTCTAGCGTATTTCACATAATCAATTTGCTTTTGTATTTGTTGATTTATATGAGTCATATAGTTTGATGGCGATGAACCACTTACATGATTTTTTATCCATCCTAATACTAATTCTTCGCTTAAATCACGATAATCTACAAAACCATCACCATTAAGGTCTTGTATTTCAAACGGAGTTGCTCCATTAAATATACCACTATTACCGGCCTCATCGGTTGCTGTTAATCTCCATGTAGTACCAACAATTACATCAGATAAATCTTCTGTGTTTTGTTTTTTAAGTCCTACTAATTTCCAATCGTATGTTAATCCCATAATTTTTTGTTTATATGTTATAAATATATTATTTTTAAATTTCAACGGAGCCGCTATAATATTCGGTAGTTAAAAGATGTCTATATGCTTGTGCCATGTGGTCTAATTCTGATGGAACTTCTAACATAAAAACACACTTGTGGTCCATTCCAGCTGTTCCAATACTAACTCCATATTTATTATCCGCTGGATTAGTTCCTATAAATCCAATTGGTTTTGCATCGTTATCTCTTGCAGCTTTATCTTTCCAAATTGTTACTGCTATTTCTGCCGTATATCCTGATTTCCAATATACACTTGTTTCTTCTGCTCTAAATCCCATAGTGAGTCCATCAGGTCTTGTAGGGTCTGGTGGTGCTGGTGCATCTGCCATTCTTTTATCAACTTTTATGTTCGTTACAACATGATATGCATTTGGTACAACCAATCCAGTTCCTGGTAATTCATAATCTTTTAAAATTGCCATATTATTATCCTTTAATATTAAGTATTAAATTATTTAAAATTTCTTTTAATTCTGCTATTTCACTTGCTTGCTTATCAATGGTTTGTTGTTGTTCTTTAATAGCTTCAATAAACAATCCTGCTAAGTTTCCATAAGATACACCATACTCATCATTAACATCACAATAAGTTACTGCTTGTGGAACAAATGGTTGTAATTCCTGTGCAATTACCCCTATTTGCTGTACTTTCTTTTCATCATTAATTCTATTATAGAACACACCTCTGATATTCATTACTTTATCAAGTGCGTTATCAATAGTTATAATGTTTTCTTTTGCACGTCTATCAGAATAAGCCACAATGTTTTCAGTAGCATAGATACCTCTATTAACATACATACCATATGAAGGTGATGTTGCAGATGTTCCAATACCAATACAGTTATATGGCCAATAGTGATAGTACATCCAACGACCAGCTTGATAATAAATACCACCATTTCCACCGCCATCAAACATCAATACAGGAGTATAAGTCCAATCCATTAGAATACCTTGGTATCCATTTTTTTGTCCGTTAATTCTCCATGTTCCGTAGGTTGAATCATTTGGATACCAGTGTGCTCCATTTGTACTTGAATAATATCCAGTATCATTTGTCCACATCCACTTATACTTAAATGAATAGTTTGAAGGTCCACATAATTGGATTGCCAAATCACTCATATCATAATCGGTGTAAACTCTAGTTCCTTCATATGAAGGTCCGTTACCACCCAATTTAATACCAGTATGATATGCAATTCTTAAATCCGGATAAGGATAACCCCATCCACCACCTTCTTGGAATATATTATATGCGTTTGTACCTTGTCCAGAGTTTCCACCAACACCAATGAAATCAATACGAGCTGCTCTCATATAGTTGTTGAATTCACCAGAACTCATTTGAGAATATCCAGTAGGGTCAGTATAATATGCCGTATTGTTTTGGTCATAGAATATTGGTGCTCTAGAACTACCGTTTGAGTATGAGTTACCACCTCTATCAATATAGAAGTCAGTAGTACCCCAACTTTGGTTTCTATGGCCGTGGTCGTGATTGATTCTAAAATAAGAATCATCTGCATAACCATATCCACAACTCCATGTTGAACTATTAAATCCACTTGAGAATAGGATAGAAGGTCTATCACCCCCAGGCCCACCATTTACTCTAAATTCACCAACAATACCCCAAGAGTTATCACCCTGGTTATTTGCTGCCATAAATGCTCTACTATTAGGACCTGTTCCTATTTTTACAACTTCTAATACTAATCCAGTTTGTGAAAAATAACTATATCCATTAGGGTCACAATATCTAGATGTATCATTTGAATCGTAATAAATTCCAGCATATAAAGCCCCACCACTACCATCATTACGGTCATGCATTGCAATAGTTGTCCAACCGGTGGCGTTTGGCCAAGAATTTCTAAATCTTAAATTACTTATCGGGCCACCACACATCTGCCATCCATACATACTATTGTATGCATTACTGTAGTGAGAAGCTTGAACACCTACCCAGTGTGAAGTGCCTGATGGTTGGTTTGCTGGATTTGACCATGTATCAAAAAATCCACTACCCCAAGTCATTACATCATTTAAGTCATATGTACCCCAACCCATACTACCTACCCAATAGTTAGAATCTCCAGTAATATCCGGCCTTTTCCAATTCGTTTTACCAGTTAGACCAGTTTGAGCCTTACCTCTAAGTGTTAATCCTTGCCAGTTAGATTCACCATTACCATCAAAATAGTAACCAGTATCTCTATCGTAGTAAATTGGTGCGTTCATTTGGTCTCTTGCCCAAATTCTAGAAGAAATTGCTGCGAATGTAGTACCATAGTTTGCTACAAT